TTTCGGCGCGGTAGTCTGCAATGTCGCCGGGTACCGTCAGCATCTCGCGCTTTGTCACCGCCCCTTCAGCGTTGAAGTGATAACTCATCACCGCCTTGCCGCACATCCACGCTTCAATCGTTGTCCTGCCGATGTGCAGGCCACAGGCAAAGTGACAACCCTTGACCAGCGTTTCGATATTGCTCACCGCCTCGCAGTAGTGGATTGGGTAGCGACTTTTTAAGTCTTCGAGGAAATCGCCGTTGTTGTAGCCTACCAAGACAAAATGCCTGTCGTTATCATTACACCACGCCGCCGCATCGTAAATCATAGCCTTGCGCATGTAGTCAAGCGTTCCGGCCAGTAAAACGTAACCGCCATCCTGTATTCCGTCCGTATTAAATCGGGTATAATCGACAGGGTTGTAGATGACGTGTATTTTATTCAATGGAACGCCATATCGCGCGTGTATTTCGTCTTTCTCATGCTGCGCTATGCTGATGTACCTCTTGATGCTTTCGTGCTTCACAGGTCGCTCTAAATCGAAATAGACGCTGTGTATCGTCGCAACCTTCGGCGTTTGTGGGAATAGCGCACACAAGTAATCGGTGACCTGCTTGTGCTGAACGTGAATGACGTTGTAGGCTTCGCGCCCTGTCAACTCTGCAAATGGTTTAATCAGCACCCCCGCCATCTGCGCCTCTGCGATCATCGGGTAGTCCATGTATGGTGACGTGACCGTGACCTTATGCCCCATAGCCTTCAATCCCTTGGCAACCTGCAAGACGTAAAGTTCCGACCCTGTGTACTGGCGGAAGAACAATGATGCTATTAGTATGTTCATGTCTTCTGTTTAATTGGTCGCGCTGGGTTGCCATACGCAAGAAAGCCATCGGGAATGTCACGCGTCACCACACTACCGGCGCCGATCAAAGCGTCAACGCCGATGCGCACTCCGCAGACAATCGTGCTGTTTGCCCCGACGCTGCATCCTTTGCAAAAGTAGGTAGATCGAAACCTGCCGTTGTTCTTCCAGTCGCCGTAAACGCTTGGGTAGTAGTCGTTGGTCGTCACCACATTCGGGCCGATGAATACATCATTGCCAATGATGCAGCCGTGGTAGATCAACGCGTGATTTTGGATTTTGACGTTGTTGCCAATTTGAACGCCAGTGTCAATGTGCGCGCCTTCGCCGATGACGCAGTTGTCGCCGATTTTAGCACCTGTGCGAATGTGAGCAAATGCCCATACTTTGACGTTTTCACCAAGTTCAACGCCCTCTTCAATTATTGCGGTTGGATGTATCATGCTACAAATCTACTACATGATCACGTACCTGCCTCCAGCGTTGGCTGATAGCTTGTTTAGCGCGACGTAACGCACCGCGTCAATGGCGTGGTTGTACCGGTCAATCGGCACACCCAACGACGCGCCAGTTCGATCCGTGTCCCAAGTGTAGTTCCTCAACTCCTTAATCAGGTTCGTCGATTCGCGCGTGACAAATAGCGGCTGACGTTTGAGGATGTCGATTGAGTTCCTGATGCTATCGGCGCCCTTCGTCGCCGGGTGTATGTTGAAGCCGAGGCGATGCACCTCCTCAATGCTCTTGGGTTCAGCACTGTCAGCGATGATCGGCCACGACCTGCCAATGCCCAGCTTGCGTAGGTGTTCAGCGATGTCTTGGTTGGTCAGGCCTGATGAGTAGAGCAACTCATGCAGGAGGATAGTGCTGCCTCGCTTGTAGACGGCAACCACCGCCGTGGGATCGTTCGTGTACCCCCAGTCCAAGCCGATGGCTACCAGCTTATCACCAGCAAAGTCGATGCCGTCCACCTGCTGCCAATCGTCGAAGACCACGCCCTGCAATGATCCGACTTCACCCAAGCCGTAGACCTTCCACCAGTTCGCCCAGTACGTCGATGTCGCCGCCTTGACCTGCGCCGCTTCGATGTCGTCGCGGATCGTAGCCGGAAGCGCCTCATTGTCGCGGTAGGTCAGCACAATCAACTCACTGTCTTGCTCTGCCAATACTTCGGTATGCGCCCAGAACTCCGACACAGGGTTGAAGTCGATGTAGATGGCTTCGCTCGTTCTGATGGCCAGCTGATGGTACGCCTCGAAGTCGATGTTGTTGGCCTCATTGATGTATAGCACCTGCCGCCGTGCGCCGCGTAGCTTCGCCTCTTGATCTGCACTGAAGAACTCAATCGTGCTGCCGTTGGCAAAGGTGTATGTCAGCAGCGTCTTGTTCCAGCCTTCATCACGCCAGCGGTTCGTCCACTGCATGACCTTGCCAAAGTCCTTCATTGCGCCACGTCGTAGATGCGGGATTGATTCAGACACGACGCTGATCTCGGTCTTGGCCTTGGCTGCTATGTGGATCAGGACTGCCAGTATTGCGTATGTTTTTCCAGCACTTGTGCCGCCTTGGATGACTTTCTTTCGGGCAGTCATCCGCCGTATGCGTTTTATCGCGGTGGTGTGCTGGAAACTCATCCACCCTTGTCTATCTCCCCCTTCAACTTCTCAACATATACGGCCGCATCCATCAACTCCTCCTGCAGGTGTTGCAACCACTGGATCAGCGTCAGGTCATCCCTCTCCATCGTTGTGCCGTACTTCTCCTTGCCCTTTTCTGCTCTTGTCCTAAGTTGGGCAACAACGGCTTCGGTGATTGCGTCAGTCATTGAATAGAGGCTGCTCGATTTTGACGTCTGCGGTGATTTCTTGCTTTGGCAATCCGTAGACACGTGATAACAATGTTTCCAGCGAATAGAGCGTGCCTTTCTCCAGCGACTTGCGCATCGCCCCTGCTATGGTCTTTTCCAGTATTGTCGCGCTTGGGTTCTCGTACACGCCTTTCAGTTCCTCAATAGTCATGGCCATCATAGCTTGGATCGTGTCGTTGATTTCGCTGCGCTTGTAGCCGTTTGCCGCCAGCGTCGTGACGTACTTACGCGGCCTCCCATTCGGGTTGCCGCTGGTTCCCTTTTGAAATTGTGTATGTTCAGGAGGCGTTGGCATTTTCCCTGTTATTGCCCTGTTTTGTATGGTTGCCCATTGCGCTTGACTTCAAGGCTTGGGTCAAGTTTCATCATACGGTCAACGATGACCTGGCAGTACTTGGGGTCGTATTCAACCAAGTAAGCCTTGCGATTCATTTGATGACAAGCCACCATTGTGGTTCCGCTTCCACCAAAGCCGTCTGCAACAATATCTCCCTGCTTGGAACTATTGCCTATTTGATACCCAATTAGTGGAACTGGCTTCATTGTTGGATGTTCCTTGTTTTTAGATGGTCGGTCAAATTCAAGCACGGTTGTTTGTTTTCTCCCTCCTTTCCAAAAGTGACCAGACCCAACCTTCCAACCATAAAGACAAGGCTCGTGTTCTTTAACCCATTCCCACGATTCAGCGGAAACCCCTTCCAAACAAGATTCATGCTTCCATTGGTAGTCCTGACGACCCATAACTAAACAATTCTTTATCCAAACGAGGCATTGCTTTAATAATAAACCGCTTGCCATAAACTGATTTCTAAATTGAGTTTCAGGTGCGCCTGGTGGCGACCATACATACCAAGGCGAACCCGCCTTTGAGTAAGAATTTAATGCAGTAAAAAAATCGTACAAAAACTTATCAAAATCTTCATCTTTTTGTTTGTCATTTACGATTTTAAGTTTATCCTTTGTCTTTCCTTCATAGTCCACATTGTAGGGAGGGTCAGTCACAACAAGGTCAGCCATTTGATTGTCAAACAACTTTGCAAAAGTGTCGGTTTGCGTACTATCCCCGCAAAGCAAACGATGCGGTCCAATTTCAAACAAATCACCCAGCACGATGTCGGTCGTGATTTGGTCGGGTATCTCGTAGTCATCCTCCTCCGCTTCCAATTCCTTCGGGTCGTCAAATGCAGGAATGTCAAGACCCCACTCCTCCAACTGCTCGGCATCCCACTCATTCGCCAGCATCTCCCAATCCCACTCCCCGAAGCCGACGTTGTCTTTGATGATAAACTGCCGCTGCTTATCCTCATCCCAGTCCACAATCTCAATAGGTACTTCCTTCCATCCTGCCTCCTTCATCGCCTTGAGCCGCATGTTGCCGCCCAGTACGATCATATCGCTATTCACGACAACAGGCCGCACAGTTGCCATCTCTGGCAGTTCTTTTAGCGACTGCACCAGCTTGGCAAACTTCTCATCCTTGATTACTCGCGGATTGTTCGGGTTCGGCTTTATGTCTTTTATCGGTGTCAGCTTCATGCCTCAATGTTTGTGACGATGTCAATGATCTTTTCTATGACCGCGACCTTCGCGTGCATCGCGTTGGGTGCTGTGCTGTCTTCGAGCGAATCCAATACGTTTGACAGGTTTGTCAACAGGTGTCCGCGATCCTGCCAGTCGAGTGCGCGCGCTTCCTGTTCGATTGTAATGTCGGGTTGTGTCTGCATGTCAATCTTCGTTTAGTTCACCTAATTCTCGCAGCTTGTTCCTACTCCACCCAAGCGCCGCCTTGCCGCCCCATAGCAGGTAGCTGATGTAACCACAGTCGCTGGTGCTGTCTGCGTTGTCGTAGTACGTTTCCGCACGCGATAGGTAGCTGTGCATCCGCTTGATCGTTTCAACGCTGATGCCTTCGCCTTTGGCCAGTTGCTGCGCCCTGACCTTGCCAGTTTGCGTTGCGCACTTGTTGCCGTTGCGCTCGTTCAGCTCAATGCCGCGCTTGGCGTTGTTGCGCACACCCTCGCCGTAGTCTGCGTAGGTGTCAGCAAAGGCGCTGCGGTCTGCCTCCCACTGCCTCGCGCAAACAAGGTAGCGCTGCTGCTGGCTCGGGAACTCGCTGGCAGTTTTGTCATCACCCATGCAACGCTGGATGAAGTCCGTTTTGCTTTCGCTGTCTGTTGGTGTAGGTAGTGGCATAGTAGTAAATATCATTGAGTCGATAATCGTGCGCGTGCGTCCATTGCGTCAGCCATCATCTCCTGTAATCGGGAAACGGCGCATGATCCACACCACCAGTTCGTCCGTCCGTAGCCGTTGGCGTTAGCCACGTTCTCCAGCATCGACACCTCGCCCGGTGAGAGCGACATCGTCTGCGATGCATAGTAGCCGTCAAGCTTGTGCTTCACCGATAGCACCTGCATTGCTTCGTCAAGTGTCATTTCTCCGACAGTTTAATGATCAGCACCGTCAGCCCGGCTGAAGAAAGACCGACAGGAATAGCAAGTAGCCAGTGCAGGCTGGAGGCTGTGATGGTCAGCACCACACCCCACCAAAAGGCGAGGCAGGTCAGGCAGGTCAGCGGCTTGCACCTCGCATAGCGGTAGTACCACGCTGGCAGGACGTTATAGCGGTTCATCGCCAAGGAAGTCATAGTGGCCAAAAGCAAGATAGTAATCAGGTCCAAGTTCATGTTTTAGTCGTTGTTTGCAGTTGTTGATTGTGTACGAAATTGATCTCCAAGGTATCTTGGTGTGGCGCTCGATAAGTTTCTTGTTGCCCAATTCGAGCCATAGGAGGAATAGCTGCTTGTCGTATGGGTAGGCACCGGCTTTCGCCCAGCTATCCATGACTTCGAGCGCCCGGTTAAATATCGCATCAGGCCTTTCGTCATACGGCTCATCAGCTGCCTCCAGCTGCTGATCGGCGATTTCCTCGCGCAGTTCATTGTGTCGGAAGTCGCGTTGAAATTTAGAGTTACGACTTCGGTAAAGGTTGATAGCCATGCGCACGATGTAGAAGTTGAGGTAACCTCCTGCGTGCATTGCTTCGATCTTATCGGCTGGCTTTTCATAAAGTCGGATGACGAGTTCATGTTCAAGGTCAGGCGCAAGGTCAGGCGTAGCCAGCTGCCGCGCTATCTGCCGCAGCTTGCCGCTCGTGTAAAGCGTTAGTATGATCGTGCGTGCCTCCACATTGGTCGCAAATATACATAGTATCTTTTGGCCTGATGTTGTGCGGTTCGTAGCGCTTAATTTCTTTGAGCCATGTGTACTTCTTCATGGTGACCTGCAAAATGTGCATGACCTCCAAGCCGTGGTGTACTGTCGAATAATGGCGGCGCATCAGCTGGGCTATCTCCATCAGCGTCATTTGCATTTTACTGCGCATCAAGTGCATGAGGCAATATCGCGCTTCGGCGACTTCGCGGTGACGGTCTTGGCTCTGCATCTGACGCAGGCCAATGCCGGTGCGCTTGGTGACCTGCTCCGCGTAGTAGTAAAACTCTTTTTGTCGGTTCATTGGGTGGTGGTTGGTTTGTTGATTGCTTTGAGAAAGTCATCCAGTGATCGGACGATGTGGTACTTGTAGCCGGCCGCTTCGATTGTCTCCTGCCATTGCTTTTGTTTGGGCTGCTGCCTACCGATGACCGTCTTAAACTCAATAGCGATTAAGCCATTGTCGCTTAGATACATCATATCTGCAACGCCGGCCACGACGCCCATATCTCGATTCATAACGGCCCGGACCTTGTTGTCGCTATTATTATTTACCGCGAATAACCGCCCCCGCTCTTCGGGGTAGTTGTTCCAGTGGTAAAGAAAGCACTGTGATTGGATCTTAAATTCTGACAGTTCTTGCATCGGTTTTGAAAACATTTATAGTGTGGTTCTCCAGTATCCTCATTTATTAACTCCGCCTTTTTCCTTGCCTCATACTTCCAATTTCCTGTTTTGCTGATGAGACGCAACCAATACTCACCCTCGCAATAGCAATCGCACATTTGATGCAGAACAAATCCCTTCTTCATTCCATCCGGGTTTTGCTTGTGCAGATTTGCCAAGACCTCCAGAGGTATGTCCTTCTTTTTATTCATAATATCAAAACGCACTTTCTGAAGAATTACATCTGGCATGATCTCCTGCGCTGGGGCTTGGAATTTGAATCCGCAACCTGGGCATTCCTTGAAGCTGTTATGGCAAAGATACTCGCAATTCGGGCATTTTTTATGAGGCGCAACACCTCCCTTTGCCGGCCTTTTATCTAAGCTCCATATGCGATCTTCGTCCCACGGACCGTGCGTGTCTATGTTGTTGCCGAAGTCGAGGATGATGAACTTACTCTTCGTAGCTGTCACCCGGCTACCACGACCTACCATCTGCAGGTACAAAGCCAAACTTGTGGTCGCTCGATACAGGATTACGACTTCTGTCTCCGGATCATCAAAGCCTGTCGTAAGAATGCCTACGTTGCACAGAATTGCGTCGGGTGTGTTCTTGTACCAGTTCAATATAGATCGTCGATCCTCGTTGTGCATTTCGCTATCTACGTGCTTTGCTGGCAGTCCCGCCTCCTTCATCTTATCGCATAGCTCAATAGAGCTTTCAATATTACTACTAAAAACGATCGCCTTCTTACCTGGGCAAACCTGCATGTAGTTCTTAATTACCCCGCCGTACACTTTCCGGTCGCTGTATGCCTTGCCCATCTGGGCTGCATCGTATTCACCTTGGTACATGCCCACGCCAGATAAATCGACTGGGACTTTGTAATACTCCGGTTCTGCCAGGTAACCATCTTTAATCAATGTTTTAATGCTGACCGATTCAACGAGCTGGGTGTAGTGCTTAGACAGCGATGTCTGCTGACCGACTCTAATTGGGGTGGCGGTAGCACCAATTACGTACTGATCTGCGTGCAGGTGTGGGAAGATTTTATCAAAGGCTGTTTTGTGCGCCTCGTCAAATATTACGAGCTTCATTTGTTTGAGCAGGTCACTCCACAAAGGTGTGTAAATCCTCCGCTTCATGGTTTCAATCATGGCAACGTAGCAACTTGCATCTTCGTACTTCCTATCTCCAGCCGTAATCTTGGCAGGGTTCAATTCAAATTGCTGCAGCGCATAGTGCGTTTGGTTCATCAGCTCCTGGCGATCGGTCAGGATCATGACCTTGTTGCCCTTGTCTATTGACTGCCTGGCCATATGGCTGAACATAACGGTCTTTCCGCTGCCGGTAGGGCTGCACAGTATTAGACGCTTGTGTTGGTTACTCATGTGCATCTTCATAGCCTTGATGGCTACATTTTGGTATGGACGTAGTTTCATGGGTTTATGTTCGGTGGTAAGAGTGGTAAGAGAGTGGTAAGAGTTAAAAAGCAACTGTTACCACCAAAATATTGGGTTTGCAGTTTGCATACGATGTTTTTTGGCTCGGTGGTAAGAGTGGTAACTACTTTTAAGAAATAAACTATATTTATTAATACACACACATGACGCATGCACGCACACATCATATAGGTTAAATTGAAAAAAACGCGTTTCACTCTTACCACTCTTACCACTTTTGTGTTTTTAGAAATTGGGTTCAGACAGGCTGACTTCTGCTAATGTCCTCTTAGACATCAGATAACAGCGTTTTGTGATGTTGCTGCCACGTTGTTTAATACTCTTCCTCTCGAAGCCCATCTTCTTCAGGTATTGCCCAATCTTGTAGATGGTTATGTTCGAGGTCTTCAATCCGCTCGTGTTCAGGATGTACTGATACACATCGGATGTCGTAAACCATTCGGCACCTATGACTGTGCCAGGTGGCTCGTAATACTTTTCAATCATCTCGCCTTCTATGCTGACCTGGAGGTTCTGCTCTGTCTTTTCCTTTAGGTATTCACAGTCCGTGCCTGTGAGCATCCAATCCGTAGGGTTATCGTGATAATAGTGATACAGCTCAACGAACAGCGCAGCCTTGTCTATAGCTTCATAGGCGTCCCAATTTATGCTGGCGACGTTGATAGGTATGATGCGCCGGTTGCCGGTTGGATCATTAATGACCTCTTCTTCATTCGACGTGCCGCACAGCACCGCATACCTGGTTAGATCTTCGTGCGTTTTGCCGTACGGCTTACGAACACTAAAGGTCTGGCGGCTGGATAATTCCTTGAGTTTCTTAGCCTCCATTTTGCTCTTGCCTCCAAATTCATCGTCGCAGAGTATTATCTTCTTGCACATCAGTATCTCATCATCCTTGCCGCCATCAAGTTTTGATTCGCCGTAATACGAGCGCAGTTCTTCGGGTAGTAGGTTGCGGAAGAAATTGGTCTTGCCGATACCTTGTGGCCCTGTTAGCACCAGACAGATAATCGAATACTGGCCATGCATCGATGCGACAATAGAGGTCAGCCATTTCGGCAGGAATCGCCTGATGTATGTGGAATCATGGACATCGCTGCTAATGGTATCGCACATCCTTTCGATGTTGCCGGTAGGTCTTGATCGCTTCTGCCTATTAAACCACTCCTTGAACGGATCGTATTGGGGGGTCCATTCTGAATCGATTATATCAAACACCAACTGCTTCTTAACCTTACTGCCCTGCTGATCTATGGCCTCCAGGTAAATCGTGTTTAGCACCCGATCATCGACAGGCTTACCATCCAGCTCATACTGCCTTGTCACTTTATTCATCCGGATGTTGTAGGTGCTAATCTGCGCCTTGAGGGCATCTAACATCTCATCAGCTGAAGGCTTATCTATTTCCTTTGCCGGCATCATAAACGTATCGTTTACGCGCTGATTCGCATCGTTGATGCCCTCTTGCTCCAGTTGTTTTAACGTCGCGCTCTTAGCTTTATCTTCATCCGCCCATCCTCCCTGCTTCCCAATCTTGAGCCGGTTCGTTTGCGCAATCATCTGCACCCGCATAGTCTCGGCCGTTTGTATCTCGATGTTCGCATTCTTACACAGGAACATGAACGTCGCAAAGGTGACCTTGCCCCGAGTTCCCTTTAGTATAACAGTGTACTTGGAATCGCATGTTTTGAAGTCATACTTTAGCGACTGACTGCTGACCAGGTGGAATAGATCTCGCCCTTCCTGGCTGTCTCCGTATTTGCTGACGATAGCCATCCCGATCTTCACCCAGTCCTCATATGATTCGCACAGGTTAACACGCTTCTGCTGAATCTGGTCAGTGATATAGCTGATGTCTTTGTCGCTGTGGACGTAAATGGTTTTGGGTAGGAACTTAGGCTTTTCTAAATACTGCTTAAATACCGGCGGCATTTTGTCTGCCTTGTATAAATCGGGATCGTAACTGACGTAGCGCAGTCGTGTCACATCCTTGCAAGATTCGTCTACAATCAGGTGGTAATTGTCGGCTATGTACTTACTCAATCCAAGAAACGCATCCAGGTGTTTCTCAGAATCAATGCGAAATAGCACTGCCAATCCATATCCTCCAGTAGACGTAAAAACGCTATAGGTATACTTATCATCAATAAGCGCCTGGCGTTTGGTTTGTAGATCCGGGTTGTTCTGCTGGTCAATATCCATGCAGATGAATCCGCTGTGTTTGGTTATGTTGTCAGCGTTCCGTCTGCTAAATTCACCGCTTAGGGTTATGCATTCCAATGTCTCCTTCTTCACCTTGCCTATTCTTACATTCGTCACTTGGTCTTCATACGTACCGTTTTTGACGTTGTCTAAAAAATTATCAAGATGGATTGTGGTTCTCGGGACTACGTCCTTGTGAGTTTTGAAAAAACTGCAGTTTGTCATTATTAGAATTTATGGGTAGAAAAAAATGCCCCGACTGGTCGTAGCAGTCGGGGCAGGCCAAGGTAGCGGCTTTGCTTACGTTCACGAGCGGCTACGACCTCGCTGGCAAACTCTGATACAAATATACAACATTAAGTCATATTGCGACCTCGCGGGTCGTGTTCATCTGCGACCTTTCGCATCGCGTCAATGATGTTGTTGTCGATGTAGGTTGCAGCAATCGCAAGGTCGTAAAACAACTCGACCAGTTCAGTAGCGGTCAGTTCGCTGTCGTCACTTTCGATGCTGATGCGCTTGCCGTCGATTTGCAGGCTTAGCTTTAAGCCAAGGTCAGAATGGGAGGTCGTTGCCATTGTCTTGGATGTTTAGGTTATTGTGCGATTCTGCCTTCGGCTTGCCAGCGTAATACTCCGCGCTGTTCGCTGATGGCTGCTGCTTGACCTGCACGTTGCCGGCCAAGAACTCGCCCTTTGCGCCTTGCTTGCGCCACAGCGCAACTTGGTATTCGATGCCGTTCAGGAGCAGGTTGCCCTTCCACGAGGGAGCGTTAGCGTTGTCGGAGTTGTTGGTGAAGACGCTGATGTCGCCGTCTTTCTTTTGGTATGTACTCATAGTTGGTTTGGGTTTAAATTTTTTTTGGGTTATGGTTGTAAAGATAGGGGTGGTTCTTGCCATTCTTGGCACTCGTTCTCAAATGCGGCGTCGTGGAAGAAGTCAAGCGGCGTCTGATCCAGCCATGATTGCGCGCTTTCTATTTCGCTGTCGCTCATCACGGCTTTCTTCCATTCAAATAGCACTGGCGGAACTTCCCCGACTTTGACTTCGGGTGTGGTTATGTCAAGTTTTATGTACTTGAAACTTGACACCCAAGCGTCAATGACGTCGATGCTGCCAGCGTGTTCGTGATTCCAGTCGTGCGCCTCGTATTCGATGTGGATTATTGGTTCAATGAATCCGCCGTTGTGCGCGATTGGGTAGAAGTGTTTGAAGGATCGTTCTCTGGTCATAGGTCGGTTTGGTTTAGGTGTTCATACTTTTTTCGTTCTTCGGTCACGCCGAGGTTGTACGCGTTCTGCATGTCTTGGAGTGCGCTCCGGTACGCCTCCGCCCAGACCGGGTAGAGGCGCGCCGAAACTTCAGGCGATACGTTTTGGAATAGCTGGCCAACAAGCGTCACGACCTTGCCAAGCTGCATATTGTGGTGGGAGAGCGACATCATCGCTTCATCGCGTTCATATGGTGTCATCGGAAGGTTACGGTTAGAGTGGTCTTGGCTGGCTTCACTGGTACCACCGGCACAACTTCGCCAGTGTTCGGATCGACGATGGCGGCGGTGCCTGCCATCTTAAAAGCGGTCTTGACTAACTCGTGTCGTGCTTTGAGGCGGTCTGCCAGTTCAACGCAGACTGGATCTTGTGTAAAGTCCGGCACGTCACGCGGCTCGCGTAGCTGAACGCTTGCACCGTGAAATTTGAACTCGCCCTTGCCGTAGGTCGCAGCGGTGTCTTTCGCCAGTTCTTCAGTGCGCTCGATGATAGCCTCCAGCGCTTTCACAACCGCCTTGCAGCGGATGTGAACGGAAAGCGGATCAACGTGACCGTCCATTACTTCGGCGGTGACGTGGTTGACGAAGGCCTCTATCTCGGCTTTGTCGATGTTGGTAGGAAGCGTTAGCATTGGTCACCTCCTTGCAGTGCGTTGATGAATGCCTCTCTGTCCTTCAGCTGCGATGCCTTAAAACGCAGTTTCATCTGGTACTGCTCGAAGGCGAAGCGGCTGCGCTCCTCGCGTTGCTTGATGCTGAACTTGCTTAGTTCAAGCTTGAATTGTTGGTCTGTCATTGCCTTTTTTGGCAGTGGGGTGAAGGTGATTGTTTCGTTGTTCATGGTTGTGTTGGGTTAAAGGGTGGATAAATATTTTAAGCCTGATTCGTACTTGGCGATGTCCCAGTTCTCGCGTGCCTCCAGCTTGAATCGTTGCTTGAGATCGGGTACTTTTTCGCACAGCATGTGGTGGTACTGCATACGGATGTCGTTCAGCATCTGCTCTTTGCTGAGTGCCATTGCCTGCTCCTCCGCTGATGCGATGCTTGTTTCCAAGCCAATACCGAAGTTGCCGAGCGCCCTTCCCCATGCGGAGGACTCGCAGTTCTCGACGTAGCTGGTCTTGTTGATAGCGCTACTGGTGCGATCTTCCTGTGCCATTCCGCTTGCGACGATGCGGCCATTGGGATCGGTGATGATTGCGTTCAATACGCAGAAGTCGGGTGTCAGCTGTACGACTTCTGTGGTGAGGGAGTGATCAGCGAAGTTTGCGCGGAAGTATTTGAGGCGCTCGACTACTTCGACGTAGGGTTTACCCTTGATGTTCGTTGTTTTGAATTGGTGCATTTTTTGTTGGTTTAGTTGGTTGGTTGGCAGCGAAGTTCAACGCGGCGCGGATGCTGCCAAATCGCGCCCGGCATAGGGTGAGGGTGTCAGCCTCGCAGTAG